CAATGTTACAGGAACATTGCCAACGGGTAATGGTGGTACAGGTGCAACTAGCTTTACAGCAGGTAAGTTGTTACAATTTGTAAATCAAGAAGAACAAACTTCTTTTGTTACAAATAGTTCTAGTGCAGTGGATAGTGGAATTAACGTATCAATTACACCAACAGCAACAAACAGTAAAATTTTACTTACTACAAACTTTATTACAAGAACTGCTAATAACACATATTGTGCTTTTTATGTTTATAGACAAATAAATGGTGGTGGGTATTCTGAACTAGATCAATTAGAAATAGGTTGGCATTATTATATTAATGAAACTACATCAACAACTTTTTATTCAAAAAAAGTAGATACAACACATAATACAACAAATCAAATTGATTACAAAATATATTGTCATGTTCAAGGTGGTGGAGGAAACATGAGTATATTAGTAGATAATGCACATAATTTAGGTAATATTTCAGCTATGGAGATTGGAGCATGATAATAGAAGCAATATTAAAAATTAATCCTAATGCAGTTGTTTCTGTTAGAGGAGATGATATTAACACTTGTGAAATACAATGGCATGAAGGAACAACACCAATACCTAAAGCTGACATAGAAGCTAAGATGGCAGAGTTACCTACTATTGAAGAAGAAGCTGCACAAAAAGAAACAGATTCAGCTTCAGGTAAACAAAAACTCAAAGATCTAGGATTAAGCGACGCTGAGATAAAAGCATTGACAGGAGCATAGACCATGCTCGGCCTGACTTCTATATCCGGTGCTCCATTATCGACATCGTTCTTTAACCCTAACGTTACTGTTAATGTAACCGCTAATGCATTAACTCTTGCGGTTGGTAGTTCTTCTGCACTAGCAGGAGCTTTTGTAACACCATCAGGTAATCCTTTAACTTTAGGTTTTGGATCATTAACAATTAGTGGTGCAGCAAATGTAACACCTACAGCTACACCATTTACTTTAGGTTTAGGCACAATCACAGTAACAGCGGCAGCCAATGTTTCGGTTACAGGAAATCAATTGACCATTGGCACTGGAAGTGTTACAGTAACAGCGGCGGCAAAAGTGTTACCAACTGGTTCACCAATGACGCTAACAGTAAAAGACGCGGGTATTATTACTTGGAATGATATTGATCCAGGAGTCAATCAAGTTTGGGTACCAATAGACCCGTATTAGGAGAATTATGGCATCAACTTTTTCAACAAACTCAAAACTAGAACTTGTCACTACAGGTGAAAAAGCAGGTCTTTGGGGAACAATTACCAATACAAACTTACAAATTTTAGAACAATTATCTTCAGGTTATTTATCATCAGCACAATTAGCATCAGGAGATCTAGCTTTGGCACTTGATAATGGTGCAACTTCTAATGGTAAGAATATATACATCAAACTAACAGGTACATTAGGTGCAAATAGAAATGTGACTATACCAGATGGAGCCGAAAGAATTATAGTATTTGAAGATGCAACAACAAGAGGTACCTCTGCACTATATACTATTACAGTTAAAACAGTATCTGGATCAGGAGTTGTATTACCTATAGGATCTACTTCATTAGTTTATTCGGATGGTACAAACGTTAGTCTCGGTATTCGTAAAAAAGGTTATGTAACTTTAAACTCTTCAACAATTACTGCATACACAGCAGTGGATGGTGATCAAATATTTGCAAACACAACAGCTAACCCAATTACTGTAACTTTACCTGCATCACCAGCAGTGGGATCAGAGGTTACATTTATTGATGCAAGAGGAACTTTTAACTCTAACAATTTGATTGTTAACAGAAACAGTCAACCAATAAATACAGGTACATCAAACCTAACACTAACCACTAACGGTCAAGCTTTTGCATTAGTGTATGTGGATGCAACAAGAGGCTGGGCTTACAAAACTAACACGGCATAAGGAGCACGGATCATGGCTCTTATTGAATATAATTTTCTTCCAGGGATTGATAAACAAGATACAACTGCAGGCGCAGAGAATAGATGGGTAGACTCTGACAATGTAAGGTTTAGATATAGTCTACCAGAAAAAGTTGGTGGTTGGTCTTCTTTAATATCAGACACTATTGTTGGTGTCGCTAGAAAACAACATGCTTTTGTTGATTTAGAAGGAAATAGGTATGTAGCTATTGGAACCGATAAATTTTTATTATTATACTTTGAAGGACAATTGTTTGATATAACACCTATCAAATCAACAATAGGAAGTGTTGTAATGTCTGCTCAAGATGGAACACAAGAAGTATCATTAACATTTTCATCTAATCATAACTTAGAATCTGGTGATATTATTTTATTAGATAATGTAACAGTACCAGGTGGTATAGGTTTAACAAATGCTGCTTTTGAAGATAAATTATTTCAAGTAACTAAAGTTACTTCATCTTTGATCGCAATCGTAACAGGTACACAAACCACATCAGGTTCTGCAGGTGGAGGATCTTGTTCTGTTATTCCTTATGAAAGAGTTGGTCCTGCTGCACAATCTTATGGTTATGGTTTTGGTATAGGTCAATATGGTGGAACTGTTCAAAGTCCATTTACAACAACTTTAAATGGTGCATTACTTGCAGATACTGCAGGTACAGGTGGATCAGGAACTGTTGTTAATGTTACATCAAACTCTGGTCTTCCTACAACAGGGACTATAGCAGTTGGAAATGAGTTAATTACATATACTGGAAAAGGCACAAACACTTTAACAGGTATTACTAGAGGTGCTTTTGGAACTGCAACTTTTGGTACATCAAACGGTCAAGCGCATTCAAATTTAGACGCTGTTACCGATGCTTCAAACTTTGCTGGTTTTGGAAGTGCTGTAAAAGCTTCTCAGGTAATATTAGAACCTGGTCTGTGGAGTCTTGATAATTTTGGTCAAGTGTTAATTGCAACTATAGGAAATGGTAAAACATTTACATGGAATGCAGGAGCTGCAGCGCCAACAACAGTAAGAGCTGCTACAACTACTTCTAGTTTTTCTACAGCATCTAATCCAACAGCATCAAGATTAACTCTTGTATCACCAACAACAAGACACTTATGTCATCTAGGAACCGAAACAACTATCGGAGATGAAACAACACAAGATGATATGTTTATAAGATTTTCGAATCAAGAGGATATAAATGATTACACAGCAACTGCAATTAACAGTGCTGGTGATTTTAGATTACAAGATGGTACAAAAATTGTAGGTGCAATTAAAGCAAAAGAAACGATTCTAGTATTTACAGATAATGCATTGTACACAATGAAATTTGTAGGTGCACCATTTACATTTGGTTTTGAACAAGTAGGTACTAACTGTGGATTAATAGGTAAGAATGCAGTTGTTGAAATAGATGGTGCAGCTTTCTGGCTATCACCAAATGGTTTTTTTATGTTTGATGGTACAGTTAAATCATTACCTTGTAGTGTAGAAGATTTTGTATTTGATAATTTTGACACGACAAAAGGACAACAAGTTGCAGCAGGTATTAATAACCTATTTACAGAAGTTGTTTGGTATTATCCGTCACAAGGATCTAGTTTTAATGACAAGTATGTTGTATTTAATTATGGTGAACCTATGAAAGGTGGTGTGTGGTATACAGGAACAGAATCAAGAACCTCTTGGATTGATGCTATCGTATATCCAAAGCCTTATGGTACAAAATATGACAGTTCATCTAATGGTACTTTTCCAGATGTTATAGGCCAAAGTGGTTTAGGTCAAACCAAATTTTTTGAACATGAGGTAGGAACAGATCAAGTTAATGAAGATGGATCTACTACTATAGTTTCATCATTTGTAAAATCATATGATATTGATTTAGAACAAAAACAAAGAAATGAACAAGGTAGAGCTAGTGGTCCTAAAGTTGCAGGAGAAGTATTTTTAGCTATGAGAAGATTTATACCGGATTTTAAAACATTAATTGGTAATGCAAAAGTAAGTTTAGGAATAAAAAGATATCCTCAACAATCAGATACTACAACAACATTGAGTCCTTTTACAATAAACTCAACTACAATTAAAAAAGATACAAGAGCTAGAGGTCGATTTATAAACGTTAAAATAGAAAACGATGATAGTGGCGAATCCTGGAGATTTGGCACACTTCGTTTGGATGTACAACCAGATGGACGTAGATAATGGCTAAGATAAATATTAGAATACCAGAACCAAAAACAGAATATGATGTGTCTAATCAAAAACAAATTAACAGAGCTTTAACTATTATGAAAGATCAATTAAATTCTACATTTTTAGATGAGTTAAAACAAGAACAAGAAAGGTATGGTTGGTTCAATGGCTAATATATATAAAAATGCAAAAGTAGATCTAACTACCACAGACAATACTACGATATACACAGCACCATCTGATTCTAGAGCTATAATCAAAAGTATTATAGTATCTGAAGATGCTGGATCAGGATGTGATATAACTTTTACTATAACAAACGCTGCAGCAGCAATATTTAGTTTATTTAAAGACAAATCAATAGCCTCAAAAGCAACAACAGAATTGTTAACTCACCCTTTAATTTTAGAAGAAAATGAGGTATTAAAGGCACAGGCATCAGATGCAAATGAATTACACGTAATTGCATCAATATTAGAAATAAATAGGGATTAATATGTCATTTATAGAAACAGAAGCATCATATAGAATAGAAGTAATAAACGGTAAACCAGTTAAAATTATAACACCACAAACAGAAGTTACATTAACTAATATAAAAACAGGACAAGAGTATAACTCAGACGCAGAAGCTATGCAAGACGTACAGGATTCAAACACTGATACCGTAGCTGATGACATTAAAAGAGATGTTAAAGTAATTGTAGAAGCTTTACCACTTGGAGGAGATACAAAATTATAGTATAATAAAACGATGGCAATCACAAGAGCACAACAGGTAAAACAAATGTTACGAAACGGTGGAGTTACGGAAGACATAAATTTTAGTATAGTTAAACCATCTACAACTGGCAAAAGACCTGGATACAGAAGATCTAATTATGATGGTAGTGGAGGTGGTTTTGGAGGAGCTGGTAAATCTGGTGGTCCTAGTGGTGGGAGTAATAACGCTCCTGGTGATGGTGGAGGGGGTAATATAAGTGATAGAGACGCTAGTAGAAATAGAGTAGCAGCTGCAACCAATACTAAATCTATGCAAAAAGCTTATGGAGTAACAAGCCAAGGTTTAAGTCCATCACAAAAACAAGCTAGACAAGCAGGAGCAGAACAAAGAGCAGGCACTCAACAAAGTATTAAAGATCAAGGAGGAGGAGGGGGAGGTTTAAAAGATTTATTTGGTAAAACTATTATAGGAAAAACGTTAAATATGATTAGCAATAGTAAATTAGCTCAAATGAATAATTTAAAGCAAAGACAAAATTATTTGAGTTATTTATCTCGTACTAATCCTAGTAAATTTCAATCATTAGCTAAAAGTTTAGTTGAACAAGGTTTAGCCACTGCTGATATGTTAGAAGAGGATGATTCAATAACTAGTCCTAGTCAAAGATTTGGAGCTACAGATTTTTCATCTAAATCTCTTAATTTAAATGAAGGTTTAGGTAGTCCAGATTTTAAAGATGCTTTTGGAGAAGGTTATCAAACTTATTTAGATAGATTTGATATACCAGAAAATAAACAAGGTGGTGATAACACTGGTATAGCTACTCCTCTTTGGGCTCAATTAGGTTTTAACAGTGAGGCTGAATATCTAGCTTCATTGAATCCTGCAACTACAACACCAACACCAAGCACTAGAAATTTCGGTGGTCTTGCTCCAAGATTTGCGGGCTCTATATTTGATTTCACGGGTATGGCTGAGGGTGGACGTGCAGGTTTTCAAACAGGAGGCTCCTCTGGAGTTTCAATGCAAAATACTTTAGCTCAAAACATTGCTGCTAATAATGCTCAAGCAGTTGCTAATCAAAAAGCTAGGGGTGCAATCTCTGCTTTACTATCTTCTAAAATTTCAAACACTAGTCCAGCTACTACAACTGCATCTATGCCTTCACCAAGTTCAATGGCTTCGACGCCTTCACCAAGTCCAATGGCTTCGACTAGTTCTTCATCATCACAAATGACACCATCTAGTACACCATCATCAGGAACAGGTGGTTTTACAGTCAATACTCCAACAGGAACAACAACTTTTAATAGTCCAGGTAATTTTGGTGTACAAGGCGTTATGATAGATGGAAAAATATATTATAGCGAACAAGACGCTATCAATGATTTAGGTATTGTAAGATACAATCAATTGATGGCTGATGGCGGACGTGCAGGATATATGGACGGTGGTATGACTGAAGAGGATGATCCTGTAGGAGGAATCATGGACCTTGAATCAGGAAGACAAATGTATTTCTTAGGTAAGCTAGTTAAAAAAGCAACACGTGCAGTCAAAAAAGTTGTTAAGTCTCCATTAGGTAAGGCAGCATTATTAGGTGCGATTGGTTTTGGAATACCTGGAACTGGTTTAGGTGGTATATTTGGTAGAGCTAGTTTTGGTGGAGCAGCACCTGGTATGTTTGGTTTTGGCGGAATTAAAAATGCAGCATTGTTAGCAAAAGGAAATTTATTAGGACAAGCGGGATCAAGAGTAGGACAATCTTTTGTTCCTTATAAAGAAGGATTACTTACAAAATTAGGTATTACAAAAGGTGGTGGATCTTTAATGCCAACATTAAAAGGTGGCATAACTTTAGGTTTAGGAATACCGGCAGCATTAGATTATTTGGGTGTTGGTAAGGAAAAAGAGGAAGACGATTTTGATGTAGAAGAATATTACAAAACTCAGGGAATAGATATAGATGCAATTAGAAATAATCCTTATCGTTTTTTAGCTAGAAGATTTGTAGGAATGGCTGATGGCGGTAGAATAAACTATCAAGAAGGTGGAGATGCAGAACCAGTGGCTAAAAAGACTATGCCACTGATAGATATGGATGGTCAAGAAAAAGACTATAGAGAGACAGGTGGTTTTGTAGATATGGGTAGAATGGAAAGAGCTGACGATGTGCCTGCTAGACTATCTAAGAATGAATTTGTATTTACAGCTGATGCT